GCGCAACGCACGCAAGCTGCCTACAAGGTTTCCGATTTGATTCGCACGGCTCACGGGCCAGAGGGTTTTGTAATTCTCATGTCTGGTACGCCGTCGCCGAAGACGCCAGTGGATTGGTGGGCACAGGCAGAAGTAGCTTATCCAGGGTTTGTGGCCGAGGGTAGCGATAAGGCATTCCGTGCGCGTCTCTCGTTTATGAAGTTGCACCAATTTGATAGCGGGGTGGCTGTCAATAAAGTCGAAGGTTGGCGAGATAACAAGAAGAAGTGCCATGAGTGCGGGCAGTTTGAAGATCATCCGGACCACCATGAGGAGTTGTGCGAAGACCCGGGCGACTTTCACAAGTTCAAACCCAGCGTGAATGAGGTCGCCTTGCTCCCTCGTCGCCTGAAAGGACTTGTTGTCATCAAGCATAAGAAAGATTGTCTTGATTTGCCAGAGAAGCGTTATCGCCGGATTTACTGCAAGCCTCATCCGAGCACACTGCGAGTAGCTCAAGCATTGGTATCGGCGTCTCAAAATGCAGTGACCGGTATGACGTTGCTACGCGAATTGAGTGATGGATTTCAGTATCGTGAAGTGAAAGAAGGAACTTCGCGTTGCACGCTTTGCGTCGAAGGCAAGATAGCGGAGTGGTTTGATCCCGATGACACGGATCGTACTTACCAGGCCATTGACTTGTTGGACCCCGAGTTGGTGAGTCGGCTCCAGAAAACAGAGATTACGTGTCCCGCTTGCAACGGCACCCAGGAGATGCCTAAGTATGTTCGGCACACGAATGAGGTTCCGTGTCCAAAGGACAAGGCACTCAAGATGCTTTTGGAGGAGAACGAAGAGCAAGGGCGTATCGTGATTTTCGCTGGTTTCACCGGGTCTGTTGATCGGTGTGAGCGACTTTGCCACGAAGAAGGTTGGGATGTAGTGCGGTGCGACGGGCGGGGCTACCATGTTACAACGCACACAGGCTCAATTGTTAAAGACGAGGAGCCTTTGGATTACTGGGCCAATTTCGCGCATCCGCGTGTTGCTTATGTCGCGCATCCTGAAAGTGGCGGCATGAGTTTGACACTCACTGAGGCTCGGATGGCTGTCTACTGGTCCAACTCGTGGAAGCCTGAATACCGTGTCCAGTCGGCCGATCGAATTCACCGGTTGGGGATGGATGTAAACAAAGGTTGTTGGATTGTTGATCTCATTCATCTGCCGTCTGATGAGCGCGTGTTGGATGTTATCAATGCGAACCGACGCCTTGAGTTGATGTCACTGGGAGAGGTACTTGGTAACATCAAGTGGGATAGTCCGAGCAGCACGGACAAATTCACAGTAGTAGACACGTCTGCGTAACCTTTTCTTTCTCTAACTGGAGGTGACCCCATGAAGTTCCGTGTTTTGTTGACCCTGTCTCTTGTGCTTGCGTTTGGTACGGCGACATTCGCCGCCGAACCCTCTGCATCCATCCCTGAGTCCCTGCAAAACATTAGTGTCACCGTGAAGGCTGACAACGCTCAAGGATCGGGTACGCTTGTCACGCGCCAAGTCGGCGACGATACTATGACATTCGTGTGGACTGCTGGCCACGTTGTGGTTAGTCTTCGCACCATTCGCAAGGTCGTTGATGCCAATGGGCAGACGAAGATTCTTGTCGAGTTCAAGGACCCCCAGATTGTTGCAGAGCGTCATCAAGACGGCCGGCGTGTCGGTGAAACCACTCTCGATTGCAAAGTCATCAAGTACAGCGATGCTGATTACGGCGAAGATTTGGCCGTCTTGATGGTTCGCCTCAAGAATGCGTACACACTCGATACCTCTGCAAAGTTCCACTGCGACCATGACTACATTCCGCCGGTCGGTGTTGATCTGAGTCATTGTGGCAGTTTGCTTGGTCAGTTTGGTGCCAACAGTTATACGACAGGTGTTCTCAGTCAAGTGGGCCGACTCTTGGAAGGTTCAGGCGCGAGTAACAAGGTCTTCGATCAGGTTACTGCGGTCGCGTTTCCCGGTTCGTCGGGTGGCGGCATGTATCTGAAGGACGATGGCACTTATATTGGTATGTTGACTCAGGGCGTCATGGCTCTTCAGGGCTTCAATTTCATCGTCCCAGTGCGACGTATGCACACTTGGGCGACGGACTCGAAGATCGAATGGGCTCTGGACCCGAATAGTCCGATGCCGTCGCTGGCCGAGATCGACAAGATTGCCGTCGAAGAACTCGGGTCGATTCCGGCTGGGTTCCGTGACATGGGACGTGGAGAGTACCGCAAGCCTGTTGATCCCCAAGGTCTCGGTAAGTGGATTCTGCCGAGTACCGAAGCAATTCAATCACTCTTTAAGGTCGAGAAGCTGTTGCATCTCAGGAAGTAAGAGTCAGGAAGGGGGAGAGCGGAAGGGCGGTTTGTAAAGCCGCCCTTCCGTTTCGATACTTTGACGGGCAAGGGGACTTTGTATTAGCTCCGAACTGATGAATTGATAATGGAGGCATCCAATGAAGCTAACAAAAGCGCGGGTCGGGGAGATCAAGTCGAAGTTGGCCCAGGGCAAAACGCAACCTGTGATTGCGGCAGAGTATGGGGTAAGTCGCTCCATCATTTCTGATATCGCAACGAATCGTGTTCACAAGGACGTTGCTTGGCCGGATGGTTATCGAACGGTAAAAGTCCCTGGCGGCCAACGCAAGAACACTGACTATGATCCGACTGATGAGAAGGTTCAAGAACTGATAACCGAGGTTGTCAGTCTCCGCGATGAGTTGCTCTTGGAGCGCCGCAAGTCGAAGGCCGGAGCCCGAGCGGGCGGCATCATTCGGGCGGTCGCTGAAGAGATGGACGCGCGGATCAAACCATTTTCCGTGCTCCCCCCTGTTGCTGAGCATCCTCGCAAAGCCCAGATCGTTGAGCACGTAGTCATGCACATGAGCGACGGTCACCATGACCAGGTTGTACGGAAAGAAGAGGTCGGCGGCCTTGAAGAGCACAACTTCCCCATCTCGTGTTGTCGGGCTGAACGTTACGTGGACACAGTGGTCGAGTGGACACAGGATACGTTGTCTCCGAAGTTCTACTTCCCCGTCCTATGGATTCTCGCCTACGGTGATTTTACCAGTGGAGAGATTCACGGCCACTCGTCACGGTCGTATTACCGAAATATGTTCCGTAACTGCCTGGCCATCGGTCAACTTCATGCGCTGATGTACCGTGATCTGGCGGCGTATTTTCAGCACGTGAATGTGCTGTATCTTGCCGGAAATCATGGTCGCCGTTCTGTCAAAAAGGATTACACCGGCGCTAACGATAACTGGGACTACCTTTGCGCTGAGGCTGCTCGTCTTCATTGTCGTTCACTGGAGAATGTGACGTTCTTGATCCCCGATGCCTGGAGTGCCAATGTGGACATCAATGGCGTCGGATTCAATGTCGCGCATGGTGACGACGTGAGAAGCCAGCTAGGCATCCCCTGGTATGGCATGGTACGTCGGCAGAAGGGCCTCGTGGCTCTTGGATCGGCGGCCGGGGCCCAACGTGTTCGTTACTTCTGCTGTGGGCACCACCACGCTGCCAGCACGTTGTCTGATATCGACGGTGAATTGATGGTCAATGGCGGTTGGGTTGCCACGGATTCCTTTGCGTACAATGCCCTCTCTGGGTACCGTGAGCCGGCCCAGTGGTTGCACGGAACCAATGCTCGTCATGGCATAACTTGGCGTTTGAATGTTAAGTTGCGCCATCCAAACGAGAAGCAGGGTCCCAAGCGATACAAGATTGATGGTGGTCGTGACGTTGGACCTGCTTGGGTTGATGACCAATGAAGCGTGTACCGTTGACAAGAGGCATGGAGGCGTTGGTAGACGATCAGGTCTATGCGTATCTAATGCAATGGACCTGGCAAGTTACTGATAATGGGTATGGAAATCTGTATGCACAGGCATACACAAGTCGTAGCTCTCCTGGTGGTAGGAAGTTTTAAGATGCACCAAGTTGTTGGTAAACGAATGGGTTTGACAGGACGAATTGACCACCACAATGGAAATGGTCTTGATAATCAACGTCGCAACTTGCGGGCAGCAACTAATCAGGAGAATGGACGGAATCGCGGATCGCAGCGCAACAGTTTTTCAAGGTTTAAGGGCGTGAGTTGGTCTGTTCAACGACAAAAGTGGCTCGCTCAGATTCAATACGGCAAACAACACAATTTAGGTCGCCACGATAAAGAGACTGACGCCGCCGTAGCCTACAACCAGGCTGCTCTCCAGCATTTTGGTGAGTTCGCCGTGTTGAATCCAGTATGAGGAGGATCACGTGAGAAAGCTGCTCGCATTGGTATTGTTGACGTGTCTGTTGGCCGGTTGCGAACCGCAGGCCCCAAATAAGTGTCCGGGCCCTTGTCCTTGTCCGCGCCCGAGTGTCATACAGGATGGTTCTGTTCTCTTTTGGGACAATGGTATTCTGGTGCGACCGATCTATCGCAATACAGGAAGCACTTTGACGCACGCCGCCATCATCTTGTACGTTGGCGACGAGCCGTGGGTCTACGAGGCAGTGCCACCAAGTGTGCATCGTATTCCTCTGGACACA